GCAGTTCAGCGTACATTTTAACCATACCATTTCTGGGTTAGGTTGCGGACACTCTTGGTAGAATTATATTCTATTAAAAATAGCTTCATCTACTACGCGTTACGATGGCACAGCCTATTAAAACTGTACTTATCTCGGTATCTTCTCTACATGAGACCTCTACCGATATTGCCCACTAATCCTCTACTAGATTTCTCTAATAGCGAGGCTACCCGTTTACCTGTTTGCAAGTGCACCAACTTCCATTTTTTTGTTACGCTTATACGTTACATAAGCTCTATATGTTACCATATAGGTCAGACTATATCATAATCTCAATCACTATTATCATGGTTGAGATTCCCTCTCTTTCCACTTCACTTGAAGCGTACTCTACTAAGTTAAATAATTAAGTCTTTCTCTTAATATTCCTTTTCGATAGTCGTTACACATTTATAAGCATTATGCTTAATTTAGCTCTTGATTGTCCCATAGGGAGTTTCCAAGAATTAGGAGGGTTTATTTACTAGACATCACTGTCTAGGCGGACTCAGTGGTGCAGTTAATCCGCAACGAACACGTTAGCAAGTCTCAAAATTGTTATCAATGAGTTTTTTATCTCATTTTCTATATGTCGCCATATAGTTCAGCATAAATTTTCACCCTATAAGGGGTCGCGTCCTCTTGGTAGAGTTATATTCCATTAATGGTTTCATCTACTATGCGTTACAATGTCATAGCTTGTTAAGACTATGCTTATCTCGGTATCTTCTCATTGAGGTTTTCACCGATTTTACGCGATTTCCTAGTTAAATATCACTATCTAACGACGGCGACTTTTGTTTACCGTCCATACGATTGTTACTTGTTGCAAGTGGTTTGAATGTTGATTCTGTTGGAATGCATACAATCTCTGACTTCTTAACCTTAAATTTATCTCTAATGGCTGGAGATACTGAAATTTGTGTTTCCATTTCAGCTTTAATTAATGAAGATAATTCTAAATCTGGAGCTACGGAGAAAAACGTACTAAAACGGGGCTCTAATAGTAGTAATACTAAGAAAATAAACCCTGTAATAAACGTCTTCAATTGTGTTATCGCTAGGCTTTTTATCCTAACTTCTATATGTCACCATATAGTTCAGCGTACATTATCAACTCTATTGAGTTGTCGGGCGCTCTTGGGTTTTGTGATTTAACACAAAAAAGAGTTAATCTCTTAACTCTTGACATTATATTCTATTTAAAATAGTTTCAGTCCCTACGCGTTACAATACTATATCATGTTAAAAATATAGTTATCTCGGTATTGTCTTATTTTATTTTTGCAGAAAGTTCATTATATTGACTATATTTTTTAATAGCACTGCCTTTCGCAATGTATTTTTCACCACTTTTAATTACTTTATCAACTATTGTTCTAGGAATGTTATACTCTCTACAAAACTTACTTAAATTATCAGAAGTAACAACAGTCCCATTAGGCAATGTAATCTCTAAATGTTTACTATGTTTCCAAACGGTTGTTTCATCGTGATGATGACCTTTAAACCCTTTAGGGTGACCATTTTTGAAACTATTGGAAGAAACTTTAAACATTGGATTACTACTACCACTCATCCTGTTGTGCATAATTTCAGAGAAGTTTTCATCGTGATGATGACCCTTAAATCCTTTAGGGTGAATACCTCTTTCACCAGATTTATACATTCCATTATTTTTACCAGCCATTTTAGCACAATGTTCAGCATACTCTTCTTGCGACATTCCATAGGTAATGTCTCCAAATTGCCCACCTTTTAATAAATTATAATTACCATATTTACTAAGAGAATGTTTTTTGTTAATCCAAAATATTTCTTTCTGGCACAACTCTTCTAGATTTTCAGCCGTTTCTAATACTTCATTGGTAAAATTTTCTAATCCATATTTATCAATAGCACGCCTAATTAATTTTCCACTTCCATAATAAGTATTGTCATAATTAGTGTGCTTATGTTGTCCAACATAGATTTTATTGTTGATTAAGTTTGTTGTGATGTAAATATATCCATACATAATTACTTCTATCTCCCTTTATAATATATAATTAGTTTATCATAAAAGAGAAGCATTGTCAAAATAAGATATTCACCGATTTCGTCCGATACATTCCTAAATGTCACCAAATAGGCGGGCAGTCTTGTTCACCATTTTTTCTCCCGATAAGTAATACAGACTTTTCATATCTTCGCTTAGCATGATTATTCTTTTCTTTCCAACATAAAGCGTTAATTAAAAAGAACCATTGAAATCCAGCTAAACAATCACCAATAGGCAAACCTGCTTTAGGACCTTTTGGCATAATTACATACTTTGAGATTGCTGTTATTTTGTTTACCATATTATAATCAAAATAATAATCACAATCATCTTTTGCGTCTACATCTTTTTTGAATTTTTCACATGTCATTGTAATATCAACATTAGCAACAATATCTTTATTTACAACGTCTTTTGCGTATTTATAAGCTGGGTGATTTTGAAATGTTTCTAAAGAATTATATTTCATTTTACCACCTTCCTATATATGTAACCAGTGACGCAAATCACTGGCAATTAGGAGGACATATCATGAAAAAAGATATGTATAGGCATTTCTGCCCAACATAAAGTATATTACATAGAGTAAGTAGTTTTTCGTGTTTTTAACATACCACAAACGCTGGTATATCAACGTTTATAAATCGTTAAAAGTTACCTTTTATTGCATATATGTACCCCGAATTATTTAGTGTCGTTCAGGCAACGACAACGAATATTTATAGATTATATGTCACTTTTAATGAGTTAGCATCATATTCTAAAACTTGTAATTCTTTTTTATTCATGGTATAACCATTAGAAACTTCATAGGGGTCGTTAGGCTTCATTGTACCAAATTGACGGTGCATAACACCATCATGGTCAACAGTCTTTTCACTATGAAAATGTCCTGTGTGAATTTCACGTGACGTACTTGAGCTCCAAATAGTATCAGCTTCATTAGCGAACAACATTGGTAATCCCTTTTTAGCGTAATCACCGTGAGCAATCATGAATCCTACATTGTCAAGTTGGTAATAATAGCGATAATCATTATTATTAAATACTTTAACTTCCGGATATTTTGCTTCAAGATATTCAAGGAACATGTATTCCATATTACCTGAATGATTACCTTCTGTGTGATAGATATGAACTTCATGTGAATGAGCTAAAGCACAACGAATAATTGCATCATAGAATGTTTTAGCGTCTTCAATAGCTTCTACCATATCGACATCATCTAAGATTGTACCCTTTTGGGTTTGAGTCTTTTTCATTAAACTTGAATGGAATAAATCCCCAAGTTGTTCAATGGCTACAACTTTATAATTCTTGTCTTTCATAATCTTACCAAGTGATAATAATTTACTTGTTAAATCTTCAATCTTAGTAATCCCAAAATGTAAATCAGCTAATGGAATAACTAGGTTTCGATTATTTGTATATTCACTAGTGCTGTGACTAATAAATGGATTAACTTTTTTGGTAAGTGTTTCAATTAATTTAGCTTCTGAAATTACAATACGTTTCTTAGCTGTAATTTTAATTGAATGTAACGTTTTTACGCCTTTTGAATTGGAGTTTTGTTCCCAATTGCTGACTTTAACGTTTTGAATTTCATATTTTTCTGAATCTAAACCAACAGTTTTCAGTAATTTTTCATCATTTTGTAGGTCTGCTGTGTTATAATCAGAGATAAATGAGCTATCAACAGTACCATCTTGCTTACGTGAGTAAGTTTCAGGCGTATTTAACTTCTCTTCTGGGTATTCAGGAACACCTTTTAAAATATTAACAGGTGGTTTAGTGTCTTCTGTATTTTCGCCTTCGTGAAACATTTCATGACCCTTGATTTTACCTATTTGATTAGATAATGTAACCACTGTAATTAAATTGTCATAGTTATCATTCTTTTTATTATTTTTTAGTCGGCGCAACTTATTACGAACACCATCAAATGTAAAATGTTCATCTGGATATGTCTGATTTAACGCATCAACAATTTCATTATAAGTAGAACCTAATTTTTTCATAAATAATGCTTTTTCTGTTTTTTCTTTATTCCAACTCATGCTTGCCCTCCTGTTTCCCCTTTAAACTCTCCATTAACTCTCGTAGCGATGCTTGTAGCGTAACCGTTTGTAGAGCTAACTCACGTTCCTGTGGGGATAAATCAGGTAGCGTATCTTCAATCATTAGATAATCTTCATAAGAACTACCACTAAATACGCCTTGATTGTTCTCTTTTACATAATCGTCAACTTTAACAGTCAATCGTATTAATTCGTCTTTTAATAATCTTTTAAACATACGGAAACCTCCCAATTTCTGTTATTATGTATGGCGTTCTAGTTTTTGTAACATGACTTCAATCCATCGGTCACTATCCAGTTTTATGTATATGTCAGGTCAGCGTGCACGCCTTATGGACTCCTGATAGCCCAAGTCTATTTTATCGGATAACATGCTTTTACAGTCGTTAAGTTGTCGTTCTAAATGTGTAATTATTAGCAACGATAACCTGTTTTCCTTAGGGAAACTACTCCAGTATAGTCTTAATAGGATTTGAACCTATATCGCGCACTAATCTGGTGCTTCTTGGGTATAAACCAAGCGCTCTACCGTTGAGCTATAAGACTAAAATATCACAGGTATGGATTTGCACCATACAAGCCCACTCTGGGGCGCCATTATTGTATGTCTTCTCTGAAACCAAGCACGTCTGCCTATTCCGCCACTGCGATAATTTAGTTGTTGCCGCCTCAACGATGCTAAATGCACCCTAGTTTTTCCGTTGCTAGTCAACAAATGTAGAAAACTGTGACCAACAGTCTATATAGCGGTTATGCGGGGGCTTGGGGTTTTATAATTAACGTTTCCTAGGTCGTTAACAACCCAATATCCTAGCCACCGACTCGAACGGTGGATTTACATGCTTTACCGTTAAGCTACAAGGATAGTGCCGTTAAACAAAACAAAATGTTAAGTTTTTGCGACGATTTTAACTATCTCAACCGAGGTTAGACCAGATAGTCTTGGTTTAAACTTGCTAGCTTCTCGGACATTTATAAGATGTTAATGACTAGATTAACAACGTATGCACTCCCAAACATGGACTCGAACCACATCTGTAACGCGTTACTGCTTTAACCAATTAAGCTAATTCAGGAGTAGTGGAATCTAATCCACCGCATATATGTACCCTTATTTCTAAGGGTTATTATAAATAAAGGAGTATTTAATTATGTATAATGTCTCAAACCGAACCAGACATCAGGGTTTTTAGTTATTAACTACGGTTGTTGATTAATCAATTCCATTTAAGATTGCTGCTACAGGGTCATTATCTTCTTCTTTTTTCTGCATTTTCATTTCAGCTAATTGAGCACGACTTGAAGGAGATAGTCCCAATTGCGTTGCCAAAGCTCTAAATTGGATTAAATACTTTAGCTTAGTTGCAATAGCAGGATTTTCCTTAGGAATTTGATTGCCAATCTTATCTTCAATAATAATAATTAGCTCATTTTTCTTTAGATATTCATCAAGCTGTTCCATTTTAGACAAACAATCTGCTGTTTGAGCAATTACTGGAATATCAAGATTGCCTAAGATATGAAAATCTTCTAGTTGGTTAAGAATGAAATTATAATATTCAATACCATAGTCATCTAACCATTCTGGAGCTTGTCTCAATAAGCTATCTTCTCCACGTAATTCATCTTCAATTTTAGCGCGTTCATTTAAATGTTCTTTAGTTTCTGATTTACCTTTTTTATTAGAAGCTACCATTCTAGGTCTAGCCATGTTCTCCCTCCTTTCTTAGAGGTGTATTTCTTTACTAAGGGCAGTTGGTGGTTGCCATTCAAAATCAATACCATCTAATCCCATTTCAAGATTACATTCTCTACAAAGAGTGATTACATTTGATTCATCGAAAGCTAATTCAGGGTTAGTAGTTCTTGGTATAATATGATGAACTTCTAAATTAGA